AAATATACTAAACTTTAATTATTATCAATACTCGACTATTTATTAGTAATGAGTGATTTAAAAAGTATATTAACTAGTTTTCACGTACAAGACGAATTAAATCCTAAGATTTGGGATGGGTCAATGGAAAAGATGTCACCTAAAGTTAGGTCACGTCTACTTGAGATTGCTTATGAGTTTATAGAATTTTTAAACGTTGATATTTTTGTGTCAGACGTTATAATGACAGGTTCATTAGCCAATTATAACTGGTCAAAATTTTCAGACATTGATTTACACATCTTAGTTGACTTTAATCAATTCTCAAAAACTGAATTACCTTTATACGAAGAATTATTCCAATTAAAAAAAACCATATATAACGACAAACACGATATCACCATCTACGGATATGAAGTTGAGTTATATGTTCAAAATGAAATTGAGTCTCACTTTAGTAGTGGAGTGTATTCTGTTTTATTTGATACATGGGAAAATGAACCTAAAAAAGAAAATGTTAAAATTGACCTTGAACTGATTAAAAACAAATCAAAACAATGGATGGACATTATTGACGGTGTTATTGAAAGTGTTAAGGATGAATCTATTGATGACACTAAAAAAATTATCGACAAGTATAAGAAAAAACTTAAAAAATATAGAACTTGCGGATTAGAAGAAGGTGGAGAATATTCTGATGAAAACTTAGTATTTAAAGTATTGAGAAGAAATGGATATATTGAAAAATTATATCAATATCAAGATAATCGTATTGATAAAGAATTATCCTTGAAAGAATCTACAACAACTATTGGTGGTAATTTTAAAACTGATTTAGAGAACGGTCCAAAAAATCATGGTAGTAGAAAATTAGGTAATTGGCAATCAGATAATGCTTGGGATATTTTTGCCCCTCCGAATACAGTTGTTAATTCATATACTAACGGTACTGTAACTAAAATAAGAGATACTGGTAAAAATTCTGGAAAAATTTATGGAACACAAGTATCGATTAAAGGGTCTGACGGATTTCCTGATATTTTTTACACTCACGTTAAAAATGTAAAATTAAAGAACGGAGATACAATTAAAGTTGGTGATTACATTGGAGTTGTTTCTGAATGGGTTGGACATGACACAATGACTCATGTGCACATAGGATTACCTTATGGGGAACATATTAGAGAATTGTTAAAAAATTCTGGAAAAATTTTCACTAATAAATTGGGTACTGATTATAAAGATGATAGTAATAATGACGAAACTGATTACGACGAGACTGTTATCACCAAAGGTATCGAAGGAAGTAATAAAGAAGTTAGTAATTGGTTAGAACCATTATTATCGACATTAGGATTTAAATAAATGATTCAATTACGTTAGAACGATAACATTTTTGATTCTGAATATATTTATATATAAAATAATTTTAAAAAAAAAACAAAATAATGGGAAACTTAAAACCAATTGGAAGTGAAAAATTACAAGGTATGGATAAAATCAACCGTATCATTGAAATTTCTAGATATAATGAAAATACTCCGACGCCTATAAATGAAGATAAATCAATCGAATATAGAAAGACTTTATCTGACGGAAACAATTATCAAATTGTTAAAGAAAAAAATGGGTACGTAATTAAAAAATCACTAACTGAATCTGTTGGTGAAAATGATTACTTAGAACCAATGAAAAATAGAAAATACTATTCTTCTTATTCGCAAGCGTTCAAACGTCTTAACTTAATTGCTAAAGAGGTTAATATTAATGAAGGATATGAATCAAATGTTTCATTATTTGGTGAGAGCGATATTGATGAAAAAGCGGCGACAAAATACATTTTGAAAATGGGGGAAACTAAGGAACAAGCGGCACCCGCTCCTGCACCCGCTCCCGCTCCTGCACCCGCTCCCGCTCCCGCTCCTGCACCCTCACCCGCTCCTGCACCGACAGACGATTTAGGTATGGAAGATGATATGAGTATGGAAGAACCTGAAGGTGAAGAAATGGAACAACCTGAAGAAGATGAAGTTATTACATTAAAAGTTATTCAAAAATTAACAGGTAAATTAGCTCAGAAATTAAGAGCTTTCCAAGACACTCAAGAAGATGAGGAACCAATGACATCTAAAGACATTAAATATGTTATTAATTCTATCTTATCAGCATTGAATTTAGAATCATTGGATGAAGAAGATAAAGAAGATATTTTAAATAAACTTGAGGGTATTGAATCTGAGGAAGAATTTGGTGGTGAAGAAATGGATATGGAAGAACCTGAGGGTGACGAAATGGGTATGGAAGAACCTGAAGGTGAAATGGCTGAGGGTGATTCTGGCATGTTTGATGATGAAGACGAAGCACTTTCTGCGGGTAAAAAATTAGCAGATAATATTTTTGGTGAAGGTCATGATGAAGAAGATGGTGAAGAATATCGTTCAAAAATTAAAGGTGTTAACCCAAAACATGGTAAACACATGGAAGATGTTATCGAAGGACTTTTTACCGAATCTAAAGTTGATGACATATTAAAAAAATACTTCAAGGTTGAGGAAAACGAACGTAATTTAATCGAAGCTAAAAAACAAAAACTTAATTTAATTAAAGAAAACAAATCAAAAACGATTAGTAAAATTAAGATTGTTTCTGAAAGTATTTCTCAAGAAGTTGCATCAACTAAATTGGTTTCCAAATACCCTAACGCTAAATTAGTGGGTAAAACAAATCACAAAAATTTAGTTTTTGAAATGAATAATAAACAACTTAGAGTTACGGTTAAAGGTCAGATACTATAATGAGTTATTTAATATATGTTAATGAATTAGGCCCTAATTATAAGGGAGATAACATATATGAATTCATATTTTCTGATACTTTAGAAAAAATATGGGGGGATAATTGGGAGTCAAAACCATCAAATGGTTACCCACTACCACCTGATTTAGAATTTATACGAAAAGTAGGAACTCTAAAAGATGACCAAGTTACATTATCAGTTATCCAAAATTCTGATTACTTCTCAATGATGGATTCTATGGATGGAGTAATTGCGATGGCTTGGGAGAACGAAAGTGATGATGTCGATTTTGACCATCAAAAAAGATTAGTGTTTAGATTCGGTGACGAAGAAACCACAGTCAAAGATAAATTATATGAACGTGATATCGTTTTAGAATTTGAAAAAAAGGTTGTCTATGAAAACTAACCAAAAACAATTAAAATTAATACAACACGGGTTGAAGGCTTCCACTGTCACTAAATTAAGTGAATCACAAGTGGATATTTTGTTTAACAGACTGAATGAGTCTAAAAAAGAAAATAAAGAACAAGTTACCAAAACTACTGAGCCCGCTAAAGAAATTGTTAATATAGGAACTCAAGGAGGTGAATTACCAAATAACCCAACAGGAAAGGGATATAAGGTTGAGAAAAAACCTGATGGTACTATGAAAGCAACACCTATGGAGACTGAAATGACCGAAGACACTGATTCTGAAATGAATTGGTTAATGAAAGGTGATACACAAGACCCAGTTCAAAAAGGACCTACAGGTGACGGTGACCCTGATTCATTACAAGAGTATAAAAATCTTGCGGAAAAATTTGAGTCTAAAAAACAACAAAAATATTTCTTCGCCAAATGCGGTGATGGTAAAACAAAAGAACAAAAAAAATGGTGTAAAATGGCTGAAGAATTTGCCGATAAAACAAACTTTAAAAAGTTACCTGAAAAGAAAAAAACTGAAGCTAAAGAAAGCGGTTTAAATAATTTAGTTAATAAAGTTTCTGCGGCATATGCTGGTGGAGTAAAAAATAAGTTGAATTCCATCTCCCCAAGCGTTACATTTGGTGAGAACGAAATAGAGAAAAAAATTATGAAGTTAGTGGAAAAACATATCACACCAAAAATGACTAAGCAGGAATTCCTTAATTTAGTTAAAGAACAAGGTACTAAAACGGCGCCATCAAGACCAGGGGTTAAACCTGATGTTGATACCCCAACAAGACCCTCAAAACCTGCAACACCGTACCAACCTAAGCCAGGAGTTAAACCAGCCCCTAAAGCGAAAACAAAGGTACCAAGTTGGTTATCATTTAAATCATTAGGAATTAAATTAAAGTAAGAAAATGAGTCTAAATCCAAATACAGAAAAAAATCTAAAAGTTAAAAAATTTTTAGAAAAAAAATTAGTTAGTGAAGGTTTAACTAATAGTGAACGTAGTCTTTTAAGTGAGTTAAAAAATAACTTAAAAGAAGCTCCTATTGATTATGAAGGCCCTGAAAGAATGGAACCTGGTATTGAAAGAAAAATTACATCCAAAGGGACTCCTTATAATAACTTTCCAGCAATCCCTAATATGGATATGGATAAGGATTATATTGAATTAATCTCCTCAAAAAGATTTAAAGATTCTGTAGATAAAGTTAGAAGAGCCATGGGTGATACCAGAGCAATCCAAGGAGCGAATCCATTAAATTCATTAATGATGACCGCAATGCAATCGCTACAAACAGTTGTGTCGATTCAAATGCAAAACAAAGAAGTTTTAGAACAACTTGCGGTTGATTTAGTTATTAAAGAAATGGGTATTCCTGAAGGAGCGATGCAGTTTGATGCTAAATTGGTTATGCAACCAATGGGAGCGTCTCAAGGAATGCAAGAAGAACCTGAAATGCCAAGTGAAGAAGAAATCGAAGAGTTTATGGGTGATGCCGAAACATTTGATTTGGAGAGAGCGAAAAGAAGATTTATTAACTCACTTATTCAAGGGGCCGCCTTCAAAGGGGGACATATGTTTAATTTAGTTTCAAGAGAACTTAATGACGTTGACCCTAGATTAATGAATTTATACACCGTGTCGCAATCTTTAATGGAACACGCATATTGGTTATTCCCTGATATGGAAGGAATGGCTGGCGGTGGCGGTGGTCAAATGGGACAATCAGAAGTTGATACCGAAACAGACCCACCAACAGTAAAAGCGAGGGCAATGACGTTCCCACTTTTAGTTCATGAATTGGTTAAAGGTGTTTATGAAATATTTGGTACTCACGGTTTACCTGATGACCCAAGACAACAAGAAATGATTATGAAGGCTGAGGATACTTTACCAGCTGAGATTTGGGATTCTCGTTTAGGACCAATTTTTTGGGAAAAATTCTTAGAGGCTTACCCGATGGAATTGTTTGATGAGGATATGAAACATATCCAACACTACTTATTTATGAGATTTTCTAAATTAAATGCTGAAGAATTTTTCAGAGTTGCTAAACTTATACTTTCAGGTAACCCACAAGGAACTCAATTTATTCAGAGAATGGTTAATGAAATCGTTACTGAACTGAAACAATATGATGCTGAAGAAGCGTTAAGTGGTGGTGATGATGAAGAAGATGACGATGATGGATTAGATGATTTCTTAAGTGGTTTAGGTATATCAAGACCAAAATAATGAAACATGTCAAATTTAACCAGAGAACAGGTACTAATAGAGTACGTAAAATGTCATAAGGACGTACAATATGCGTTAAAAACATATCTACAAACATACGATAACACAGTTTCTAAATACGTACCGTTAGAATTATTTCCTGACCAAGTATCATTACTTGAGGATTACGAAAATTACAACGAAAATATTGCCTTAAAATATCGACAAGCGGGTGTATCTACGGTTACCGCAGCTTGGGCTTCGATGAAACTTTCTTTTGCTAAGAAAAACAAACCCGAAAAAATCCTTATAATAGCCAATAAACTTGATACGTCATTAGAGATGGCTAACAAGATTAGAGCTTTTATCAGTCAATGGCCAAGTTGGGTCGGTATTG